TATAGTATTTTATTTATATGATAGTTTTTAATAGAGTGCAAGAGATCCCTGCATAAAAGTACGTTTTCAGCGATGTGGCTTTTATCTAAGTTGCCACAGAAACTTGGGCAGCTGAATCACTGATTTTGTTTTCTCTATCAGCAACTTTAAATTCTTCAGCTTTGATCTGAGTGATGATACTTTTAACTTTCTCATCAATTTCGACCATATTAAGAGTATATTTTCCGTGTTGATTATACTCATACTGCCACCCTAACTCCAAGGACCTCTTTTGTTTGTACAGGTCTTCGGTCATCACTAACCTCCTCATAGGTTATTCTTCGGGTATCTCTAAACATTCCCGTTAATTCCCACTTTACACTCTTTTCTCCTAGCTTGTCAAGGATTGATTTCTCTATAGATTCACGATTATCCTCTGCTAAAACTTCAAATTTAGCATGATAATCATAGGCCCATATATTAACTAGAAATTGTCTCATTTTTCTTTCTAAAATTAAATTGTGGCGGAACTGTGTCCGCCACAAAATATTATTTTATTATGCTCCCGGTGATCCGAAAATACCTCTCCAGTCGGAGAACCCAAATGAGTATCTCTCTCTAGCTTTGTATCTTACGTTTCCAGTTGTAAAGTCGCCTTCCATAGCTGTTTTTAATGGTGCTCTTACAAAATGTTTAAGACCATTAGGTACATCTGTTTTAATGAACCAAGCATCTGTATCAGTTAAGTAATGATTCACGGTATAGCCTTGTGGAATCATTCCCATAGATACAACTGCATTGATATCATTATCAGCTGTTCCAACTCTTTGTGTTGACTTCATAAGTCTCTCACCAGTAAATTGTAAAGCTGAAGGCAGGATTAATTTCATACCTTTAGCTGCAATTTTTAAACCTCTTTCATCTGTAAGAGCTGCAATGTCAATTAATGCTTGCTCCAAAGATGTTTCGTTAAGGTCTGCTGCTGTAGTTAACTCATTCTGTTCAGTTCCAGTAACGATAGGGTGATCAGCAGCTAAAAGCTCCTTACCATCTCCACCATTTGCTGTTCCGAACCCGTTGTTCAACACCTTAGCTGCTTTCACTTGTTTAGTGTTAGCCATTGATCTCGCTAAAGCTTTTGTATATCTAGACGCAAGTCTATCGTACAAATTATCCTCGATCGCTTCTTCAGTGATCGCGAACGCTAAAGCAAGCGTTTCGTGTGTATAACGAGCGGTGAAAGTTTCTTGAGCATTGTCAAATGAAACTCCCGTTCCTTCTGCTTTGATTGGTGCATTTGCGAAACCAGATAACATTACTTCTTCTTCAAAAGCTCTGTCACTGTTTTCAGTGTCAAAAATCTCCGCATGTTCGTTAGCATAGTTTTTGTATTCCAAGCCGAATAGTGCATTCAAACCTGGCTCTAGTTCTTTAACTAGTTGTCCTCTTGATATAGCCATTTTTTATTCTCCTATTCTGCTATTATACGGCTGTTGCGGTCATGTAGAAATGTTCGTTGATGATCACTTTAAAGTTACAATTAGCGGCTGTTAAGTCGCTATTGTCAGGATCGTCCGAAATTCCGATGATTCGCAAGTTAGCTGTAGTTGTTGATTGAGTGTCCGTCACTTCAGTTTTAGAAACAAAATGCGGAGTTACACCTGCAGAAACAGCAACGTCGGCGTTTGTGAAAACGTCTAGTTGTTGAGTTGCGCCTGATGCATCCGATTGTATTTCATAAACTTGAAATGGATCGTCTGTAACAAACGCTTTGATATCAGTAGCTGCATTTGAAGCAACTAAGTGATTAGCAAAGGTTGGTTTACTTGTTGAAGAGTCAGTGAAAAACACACCTTGACAAGAGCCCAAAAGAACTCCGTTATTAGTAGCTGCACCGATGCCAACAGTTCCTGCTGCCAAAGCAATCATAAGATCGTTTTGAGCAAAAGCTGAAGCACATGCTGCTACTTCATATTCAGTAGCTGCGTTATTATCTGCTGACTGTCCAATTTTGCCTAGGGGTTTTAATCCGAAAGCTGCGTCTTGGTTTGCCATATTATTTTCTCCTTTAGTGACCTGTCCTTACGGACCTCTAGTCACAATTAATTTAATTCGTTGGCAAAAATTACTAAAAAATTATTAGTCTTTTTTTGTACCACCGAAGGTTACACGAGTCTGTCTATCAATATCGATAGGCATACCTGGGTGCTGTTCCTTCATAAGGTCATCATTGATCGCGTCGTCTTTTTGTTTTGTAAGGTTATCAAAATACTCCTTACGCGATTTAACTAACTCTAAAGATATCCTAGCCAGCAATAGTCCGCCAACTCCGATCACTCCCTTGTACTTACCTGTATCAATCGCGGGATAATCTGTGTCAGGGTATTCATCAGCTCTCACTAATTCGTAACCTGATCTCAGCTTACCGGTCATGTTTTTTGTATCGTCAAAACCCATTGACTCGGCTCTTATCCACCTGTGATGATATCCATCTGGTGCAGGGGGTGCATCTAAAGATGATGGTGGAGTCCAAACTTGTTTTCTTACTTCTTTAACTCTAGTTTGACTCGCACGGGAAGCTTTTATTGTATCTTTTTGCATATGCTTATATCTCCTTCGTGATTATTTTTAATTGTTTCGCATAGTCTTCTAATGGCACTCCTAATTTTTTAGCAATTGCTACCTGCGATGAAGTGAGTCTCACAGTTTGGCGACCAGGTTTAACACTTCGCGTTGCTGACGCTACTGTTTGTGTAGGTTTAGTCGTTCCTTCCGATAGTTCTTTTCTATCAAATTTATGTGGGAAGTCAAGTCTCATTCGCTTGTCTATCTCAGAATAATATTCGTTAGAATGTGGGTCGAAACCTTCTTGTTTAGTTAACTTCTCATGTAAGTCAAATGCTGTGTAAGTCATGGCATTATCTTTACCAAACCATTCATTTCTATCAGCCCATTCTTCTGCTTTTGGATCAGTAGGTGGCGCTTGAATTGCTTGGTTTAAAGATGGAGTTTTTACTTCCGTTGCTTTAGTCTCAGAAAGTTTATTTTTAAGAGTATTAACTCTTACTTCTTCCATTCCAAGTCTACCAATTTCTTTTTGTGCATCAACTTCAGCATCTATATCACCTGCTTCTCTAGCTCTCATAAGCTTAGATTTAGCAGCTGCTAGACCTGAAATAACTCTATTCTCAACCGCAGTTACATAACTTGGCTCTAATTTAGCCATTCTAGTTTGTAAAGTTTTATGTTCTGTTTGAACGCCTTTAGCATAATCTAAAGCAGCTTCTTTTTGCCTTTCAGCTTCTCGCCACTTTTTAGTTAACTTAGAAATTCTTTTTTGAACACCTTCACTGTACTGTTCTAATTCTTCTTTTGGTTCTTCTTTTTTAGTTTCTTCTTTTGGTTCTTCTGTTTTAGGTTCTTCTTCTTTTTTTTCTTCAAGTTTTACTTCACGTTCATTTTCATAAGTTTTATCTTGTTCATCAGTAGTTTCTTCAACTACTTCTTTTACTTTTTCTTCCACTACTTCTTTTACTTTTTCTTCTTCTAATTCAACCTCTGCACCGGGTCCCGATGTATCAATGTCAACTAGATCTTGTTTGTTATCTTCTGGCATAGTTATCTCCCTCTATGTTATACATTATGCAATACTGATTCAGGATCTTTTATAGTTCCTAAAACTTCGTCATCGTTTAATAAACGGACTTCTCCGCCTTCTATAGGTAATCTTGATCCTGCGTAACGAGCAAAAATCACCCAATCTCCTTTTTTACACCAAGAACCTGTTGGAAATTTTTCTTTATCATAATAAGCAAGTGGACCAACCTTTAAAACATAACCACAGTTTGTAGCTATCCTTAATTTCTCTAATGATTCTTGTGCAATAATAATTCCACCTTTAGTTTTCTCTTTCGGTGTAAAAGGTAAAACTAAAAGTCTCCAGCCGCTAGGATCGGGTAGCTGGTCTTTTACGTTTTGTATGTTGTCTGGATTCAAAGGTTCTTTTTCACCTTTGGCTTCAGCTAGATATTTTTCAGAAAGTGCATTCCTATGTTTTGGAACT